ATGCAGAAATCTCGATTCACGGAAAGTCAGATCATTCGGATTCTGAAGGAAGCTGAAGGTGGGCGCACGGTAGCCGATGTCTGCCGAGAATACGGTGTAAGCCAGGCCACGTACTACAAATGGAAATCCAAGTATGGGGGCATGGAGGCTGCGGACATCAAACGCCTCAAGGAGCTTGAGGAGGAGAACCGCAAGCTCAAGCGCATGTTTGCCAACCTCAGCCTTGAGCACGAGGTCTTGAAGGACATCATAGCAAAAAAGCTCTGAGGCCAACCGAGAAGCGGGAGATCGTCGACTACGCTCGCGATGAGTTCGGGCTGAGCGTGCGTAAGGCATGCGCCATAGTGCTCATCAGTCGGACGCTGTATGCCTATGCACCGACACCGCGCGACGACACCGACGTTATCGAGACGCTTATCCGGTTGGCCGACAGCTATCCCAGATACGGATTTGGCAAGCTGTTCAGCCTGCTGCGGCGACAGGGATACCGGTGGAACCACAAGCGGGTTCATCGCATCTACCGTCAACTGAAGCTGCATCTACGGCGTAAAGGGAAGAAGCGACTGCCAACACGTAACCCACAGCCCTTGGCCGTTCCACCACAGGCCAACTGCTGCTGGTCAGTGGACTTCATGCATGACTCGCTCTCCAGCGGACAGCGGTTCCGTACGTTCAACGTGGAGGATGATTACAGCCGGGAATGCCTCGCCATTGAGGTAGACACCAGCCTCCCCGCAGCCCGGATATTACGGGTTCTGGACAGGGTGGCGGCATGGCGAGGGTATCCGGAAAAGCTGAGAATGGACAACGGGCCGGAACTGATCTCGATCCAGATGGCTGAGTGGGCTGAGGCGCATGGAGTGGAGCTGGAGTTCATCCAACCGGGCAAGCCTACCCAAAACTCGTATGTGGAACGATTTAACAGGACGTATCGGACGGAGGTTCTTGACTACTACCTGTTCAGCAGCCTCGCGGAAGTTAAGGAAATCACAGCGAACTGGCTGAAGCAGTACAACGAAGAACGGCCCCATGAGTCCTTGGGCAACATTCCTCCGGCTGAGTATTTGGAAATCAATTCACCCCAGAAAGTCTCTACCTTCGGGTGGCACTAACTTGGGGAGGTTTACAACACAATGAAGCTTTAATCAAATTCCGTTGTAATTATCCCACCGCCAACGGATAAAGTCCAAATTTGTATAACCAGGCAGAACAATCCTTGGCGGTATTGTTGCCCCATAGTCCATTCTCGCACGAGTGGAGAGATATACTTCCCCTGCATCTGATATACGAAGATGTCCAGCGTCAAACAGCAAATGTATATCCATTCTCATAGCAAACCCGTTTGCAATAGTATCTTCACCATTGTACTTAAATGGTTTTATATGCGCAGCTTCTAAGACTTCTGGCATTGTAACATTTGTAATTAAACAACGCTCACACGCCCTCAAAACTTCTTTTCTGAAACGAGCTTGGTTTGGCCTGGATATCCGTTGAGAACCAACTCTCTTTCTTTCTATTTCCGATGCAATGTCTGTCGTCCTGATTTGCTGCAACGCCTCCTGCAAGCTCTCATCCCTAGGCGGTTCGGCAAGGATCGCCTCAATTTCTGCATCTAACTCATAGTTATACTGATAGTTCTCACTCCAGCGGGTTGTGCCGTTGTGTTTGTTGAGATAGCCATAATTTGACAGAAAAAGCAGGTACTCTCTGGCAATGCGCTCGTCGTTGTCGCGTGGTGCACAATCTGGCCAGCCGATTAATGTTATCTCTTTAGCCCTAAACCAAAGAATGAAATTAACATAGTCTTGAAGTTCAGCTTTCACTCCAGATAAAGGAATTATGATGTGTATTAACTCGTCTGGAGTAATGCATCCTTGGCCCATCTTGTATAGCTCACGAACAATCGTTAATATCAGTCGTAATGGATAGATAACCAAACTATGATCAATCCATTCTTGGCATTCTTCATTGCTTTGGATTTGTACGTTTGGCAGCTTAAATGTCTGAATAGTAATAGCTGCAAATTCCGTTTGGGAAATATCATGGTCAGCAACACGCCGTCCAAACTCTGTTAGCTGGATTTTTCCTGAACGATCATCCGACAACAGGCCAACTGCACGCCAATATTGCCCAGAGTTGCGGATAAGGTTACGCTCTCCCGTTCTACGGGCCAAATCTACGCCAATAGAGTCTTGAATATCGTTTGATAAGCCCTGTAATTCTGCTGCAAATTCAGGGGAGCTATACTTATACCCATGCGGCTCAAGTTTCCGCATCCGGAAAAGAACACCCAGCAAGACTACTGGGTCGTTCAGGCTCTCTGTGCATTGTAGGCTGGCCCATTTCCATTTGAAATCCGCAAAGGGTTTTTGAGGTACAAAATTTTGAGGCAACATAACGTTACTCGCACGCATATTGGTTAAATTGCTTCGCCATCGCGTATGCTAAAAGAGGAGGCACGGCATTGCCTACCTGCCGGTAAACAGAAGAACGGTTGCCAAAGAAAGCATAGTCTACAGGAAAGCCCTGAACAATGGCTAGTTCGCGGCAAGACATACGGCGTTGATTATTGGGGTGATGAAGAACCACAACCCCACCCCTGTCATCCCCCCGCGCCGTGACAGTCGGAGCGGGCTTGCCGGGATCAATTTCTCGATGCCCAAGATAGCCGTTAAACCTTAATTTATATTTCGAATAGTCATGATTGAGAATATCGTTTGGTTCGTCTGGGTCTGGTAGGCCAGCAAGTGCTTCGCCAACACTACGCCATTTTTTCAGCCCGCCAGTTCCCTCGCAACTATGTGTAGCATCAGGATAGGTAAAAATAACGTCGAGGTCTTTCCGCACACCGGCAATAAAAACACGCTGGCGGGTCTGCGGCACTCCGTAATCAGCGGCATTTAGCAGCTTGAGCTGCATGGTGTACCCAATATTTTCGAAATCATTCAAAATCATTTGGATGACATGGCCCTTCCCTAAGCTAAGTATCCCCTTGACGTTTTCCGCAAGGAAAAATTTAGGCTGTTTAGCGGAAACGACCCTTAATAAGTGCTTATATAATGTATTGCGCTCGTCAGAAATATTGCGTTTGATATTAGCGACAGAAAAACCTTGGCAAGGGAACCCGCCTATGATGATATCACTATCTGGAACTTCCGCTGTTGTAACCTGAGAAATATCTTTGCAAAGGATATGATCTCCAATATTCATACGGTATGTTTTCACAGCATCTTCATAAACATCATTTGCCCAAATGATGCTGTGACCAGCCATTTTGAAACCTAAATCAAGGCCTCCCGCTCCACTAAAAAGAGAGACTACTTTCATCTCTGCTCCAACCGCGTTAACTCTTTTCCTAAAAATTTTGCAAACTCTACAGGAACAGCATTTCCAACTTGCCTATAACAAGAATTCAGCTTGCCAACAAATTCAAAATCAAGAGGGAAAGACTGTATTATCGCCTGTTCCCGAACAGACATCCGGCGATGATTGTTCGGATGTTGTATAGCACATACCCCTCCTTGCCCATTACCGCGGGCAAGGATTGTCGGAGAAGGCTTACCTGGGTCTGTCTTCCGGTGTCCTGTAAAGTTTCGATTTGTAATTTTATATTTGGAATAGTCGTGATTCAGCAACGCCACCCCGTCTCCTGGTTCAGGAATTTCTTTCAGGGCTTCACCTATCGTAACCCAGGGAAGTTTCCCTTGGGACGGTGCTTGTGCGTGAGTAGCTGCGGGATACTCATAGTCAAGGCGTTTAGGGATATCTTTTCTTGTTCCCGCTATTATTACCCTAAAACGAGACTGCGGAACCCCGAAATCAGCAACATTGAAAAGCTTGTATTTTAACCGGTAGCCCGCATTGTTAAAGTCGCCAAGAATCTTTTTTATAGCAGAACCACCTTCAAGACTCAAAATCCCTCTTACATTTTCAGCCAAAAAATAGCGAGGTTGGAGGCTAGAAACAATCCTGAGAAACTCAATATACAAACTATTACGTTCATCATTACCAGACCTCAAAAGGTTGGCCTGAGAAAACCCTTGGCACGGAAATCCCCCGACAACAACCTCCCCTCGAGGTATCTGGCTTGCGTTAATTTTTTTTATATCGCCCAGTACCGCATGATTTCCGATATTTTTCTTATAGGTAGCTACGCAATCCTTATCAAAATCGTTTGCCCATACAATTTCATGCCCCGCTTGAATCAGGCCTAAGTCCAGGCCTCCGGCTCCACTGAATAAAGAAACAATTCGCACACTTTTCTCCAAATTATCCAAAGGGCATAGTAAATAGATCAAGAGAGTAAGGCAATCGTCAGGGTAAATTAATTTTCCATGAAATTTTTAACGATTATCTTAATATCTACCTTATTCAGCTCACATTCCCAAACAATTAAAACTGACCAGCCAAGCGCCTCAAGCTTTGCAATATGCTCTTTGTCCCGGGTCATATTGCGCTCGATTTTCGGCCCCCAATATCCTGGATTTGTTTGCGGAAGGTGATAACCGTTTTTGCACGGGTGCCCATGCCAAAAACAGCCGTGAACAAATATGGCTTTTTTACGCCCAATGTATGCAACATCTGGCTTACCTGGCAAATCTTTGCGGTGAAGCCTGTAGCCAGGGAAGCCCAATCGCCTGAGCAAGGCCCGCAACATTAACTCCGGTTTAGTATTCCGGCTTTTAATAGCCTTCATATTTGCACTGCGATTAGTCATTTTGGGGTAGGAAAATTTGTTAATGTCGTTGCGGGGGATATAAAAGCCTTCTCAAATTGCCCCGTTTTTAGCCAAAAAGCAATGTCTTTGAATGGCGTTAAATGGCGCCAACATGGAGTAAAATCTGCTGAGTTGCATAGTTGCGAGAAGAACGTATTTTTCATTTCCTTAACATTGAGCAGTCTTCGGCCACGGCTCCAAAATAGTCTGGGTGGTTCTTACCCCTGGCTATTCGGCCCGGAACCACTGAATGATTCGGCACAGCATGGAGCACGGCGTCATGCGCCTATCTTCCTGATCAATGTTTGAATATCCAAACGGCAGGAGTCCAGCTTGCGCAAGAGGTGGTTTATCTGCTCCCTTGGGGCGGCGTCCTGGACAATCGCCTGTTTCAGCAAACCGCCGATCTGGCCTATCGTGCCTTTCAGGGCGCGTAGCTCCATGCGTTCTTTTTCGTACTCAAGGCTTTTCACTGGCTGGCCCATGCTGGTCAGGCGCAGAAATCTTGAAAGTGACAAGTAGGCCCTGTCCGCGTTCGCCTTTACCTCTGCGTATTCCTCTGCCGTCAGGTATGTTGAAACGTGCATTTTTTTACTCGGCATTATGCTGCCCTCCCGATTTTTTACCTTTTTCTTCCAGCGTTGAGCCGTCAGGCGAATGAGCAGCCCCGCAGGGCCGGTCGTGAATAGATTACGAAGTAAGCTACTTCACATATCCGGCCCTCAATTCTCGTTGCCGAAAGTGGCCCGTTGTTGCCGGTTAGGCGGGGTTGTTCTCGGTCTTGCCCAGGGCGATAGCGAAGTTGAATATGCTGACGGTCTTTTCGGCAATCTTTTTCAGGGTGGTATATTTGCCCGCGTCCTCAAGTCGCTGGAACAAGGGGCGTATATGCTCATTGGCTTTGACATCCTTAATCAGAAGGTGCCCCAATGGCTCAATAAGGTGTTTCCTGACTCGTTTTGCTTCGGCAACGCATGTTCTCCGCTTCCAACCTTTTTTCACGTCTGAAAGCCAGTCTTCGGCTATGGCTCCAAAGCTGTCCGGGTGGCTCTCGCCCCTGGCGATCCGCCTTTCTTCTGCAAAGACGGCAAGCTGTTCTTCCTGCTTGGCCTTCTTTGCCTTGGCGGGGTTTTCTCCCCTGTCCAACTGTTGCCGCAATGCAAAGTTCGCTTCTCGCGCTTCTTTGAGGCTCATAAGGGGATATTTGCCGAGGGTCAGGTTTTGCTCCTTGCCCATGTAGAAATACCGCGCCCGCCATATTTTGTTTTGGCTGGTGACGAACAACATCAGTCCGTTTTCGTCGGACAATTTGACCGGAGCCTGCTTGCCGGTTTTCTTGTTGGTTTTGGGTTTTGCCGCCTCGATTTCCTTGATAGTCAACGCCATTTCCGTGTCCTCCGCTCTAGCTGGGTAGAGTTAAAAATCCGAACGCTCATCTGCCGGGTATACCCAGGATTGTACCCAGGCAAGCGGGGGATTTAATCGGATTACATCGGACGGCATCGAACAAAAGAAAGCCGGAAAGCCTTTATTAACAAGACTTTCCGGCATACCCTGAATTAAAATCTGGCGGAGAGGGAGAGATTTGAACTCTCGATACAGGTTTAAGCCCGTATACTCGCTTAGCAGGCGAGCTCCTTCGGCCGACTCGGACACCTCTCCGCATGCAACAGGCGCAGCAGCGCCCAGAATGCAGAAGCGCAATCTAGCTCAGTACGGCATACCTGTCAAGAGAATGAACATTTTTGTTCCGTATTCAAGCAACTCCACTGCCGCCCTGCCGCTGTACGGGCCGCACATTCAGACGTACTTTCACACACGGCAATCATCAACAAATACAGCACAATACGCAGCAGCCCGTTCTAGCCGTACGCCCAACTGCCATGGCCGCCTCCCCCTTTCTGCTACAGTAACGTCTGGCCGAAACGATACACGGCCAAGCCGCACATGGCGTATTTCTCTGCCGGGCAGCCGCACGTTGACCCCTGCCGCTGCTTGGCGTAATTTGAGAGTTTACATTACCGCCAGGAGCAATGGAGCGCATTATGGCCCCCGAAACAAAATCCACAGTCCCCTCCCCCGCAGCGCCCGCAGCAGGTTCCCCCAGTCCTTCTTCCAACGCCACTGCGGCGGAGTCTGCAAACAAGCCCGGAGTGGACTTTATCCGGGCGCGCATTATGGAAGACAACGCCACCGGCCGTTACGGCGGCAAGGTTCATACGCGCTTTCCTCCTGAGCCCAACGGATATCTGCATCTGGGCCATGCCAAATCCATCTGCCTGAATTTCGGCGTTGCTAATGAATTCAATGGATTGTGCAACCTGCGCTTTGACGACACCAATCCCACCAAGGAAGAACAGGAATACGTAGACTCCATCCGCGAAGACGTCCACTGGCTTGGCGGCGACTGGCAGGATAGAGAGTTTTACGCTTCCAACTATTTTGAGCAGCTGTACGAATATGCCGAACAGCTTATCAAAATGGGTAAAGCCTATGTGGACGACCTTTCGGCTGAAGAAATCCGTGAACATCGCGGCACTCTTACCGAACCCGGCCGCGAAAGCCCCTGGCGCAACCGCAGCGTGGAAGAAAACCTCGACCTCTTCCGCCGCATGCGTGCCGGAGAATTTGCCGATGGCGAACGGGTACTGCGCGCCAAGATCAACATGGCTTCGCCCAATCTTGTCATGCGGGATCCGACAATCTACCGCATCCGGCATGCCGAGCACCACCGCACGGGCAACGACTGGTGCATCTACCCCATGTATGACTTTACCCACTGCCTGTCGGACTCCATTGAAGGCATTACCCATTCACTCTGCACACTGGAGTTCGTGAACAACCGCGAACTGTACGACTGGGTGCTCGAGACCCTCGGGGTCTACCACCCCCAGCAGATTGAATTCGCCCGCCTCAACCTCACCTATACCGTGCTCTCCAAGCGCAAGCTCATCCAGCTTGTCAAAGAAGGGCACGTACAGGGCTGGGACGACCCGCGCATGCCCACACTCAGCGGGCTGCGCCGCCGGGGTGTGCCGCCTGAAGCCCTGCGCGAATTCTGCTCCCGCATCGGCCTGGCGCGGGCCGACTCCACCGTGGAATACTCCATGCTGGAATTCTGCGTACGTGAGCATCTGAACGCCCATGCCGCACGCGTTATGGCTGTGCTGGATCCGATCAAGGTAGTGATAGAAAACTACCCCGAAGGGCAGGTGGAAGAATTCGACATGCCCTTCCATCCGGAGGACGAAAGCTATGGCAGCCGCAAGGTTCCCTTCTCGCGCGAAATATATGTCGAGCGTGACGACTTCCGCCTGGACCCGCCGAAAAAATACCACCGCCTGGCCCCTGGCGTGGAAGTACGCCTGCGCTACGCATACTTTATCACTTGCCGCGAAGCCGTGTTGGATGAAAACGGCAATGTAACGGAGCTGCGCTGCGTGTACGACCCTGAAAGCCGTGGCGGCCAAAGTCCGGATGGCCGCAAGGTCAAGGGAACCATCCACTGGGTGTCGGGCGCGCATGCGCTTCCGGCAGAGGTACGCCTGTACGAGCAGCTCTTCAGCGTAGAAAACCCCAATGCGGCTCCTGAAGGTCAGTCCTTTCTGGACTATATCAATCCCCAGTCGCTTACGGTTGTTGAGGGCCTGCTTGAGCCGGCCCTTGCAGAGCTTGCCGTGGGCCGGAAAGTGCAATTCGAGCGCCTTGGCTACTTTTGCAAGGATAAAGACAGCACCGCAGAGCGCCCGGTCTTTAACCGCACAGCAACCCTGCGCGACACCTGGGCCAAACTTGAGAAAAAAGGATAAGGTCCGCAGCCCGGCTGTGGCCCCACGGCAACAACCAGCCGGGGCATACATGGCCCGGCGACATGTGGCTATTGCCGAAAACAGTATTGGAAAAACATAGTTGTGTCCGATCCGGCCGGCTTTTCAGGCCAGACAGACCGGACATAAATTTCATGCTTGACAGCCGCAACATCTGTATATATATTGCGCGTCTCAACGGGTCGTTAACTCAGCAGGTAGAGTATCTGCCTTTTAAGCAGAGAGTCGCAGGTTCGAACCCCGCACGACCCACCAAGAAAATCAAAGGCTTATGACTAAACGTCATAAGCCTTTTTTTGTTAGGGACTACAACTAGGGACTACAAAATACATTTTTCTATTGAGCTTTCAAAAATAAAATTAACAATTATAGCATGTTATGACTTGAAGCCCATTTAAAAAAATGCAATCATATTGCGAGTCTCCGCAATTCATTGCAATCAGTGCAATTGCCTCCTTCCCCTCATGCCCTATACGCAGCAACGGTTCCAGCCCCCATTGCGGCACTTTCTTTTTTGCAATTTTTTGACTGAAAAGCCCCGAAGGTTTGGCGCGGATGAGTGCTTTTTCTGCATGGATTTTTTCTTGCTAAACTGATGGCGCAAAAAAAGCCCGCGAAAACATCACGGGCTCTTCATTTGTGTTCTTAGGAAGGGATCAAGGCATGGGTGGCACGGGCAGGCCTTCAGCCTGAAGGATGCACGCCCCAATGGCATAGGCATGCTGCGTAGTGAATGATCGGCGCGCCAGCGGGCAGATGCCTGACACGGCACTCCAAGCGCGGCAGATGGTAGTTAAAGGCGGCTAGAGTGGCACCAGAGGGTGGTTTGAGATGCAAAAGAAGGCGGTGCCCCGCCCGTGATTATCCAACTAGATTGTTCAATACGGAATGAAGGCTTGCGCGTTTTATGTGAGGGAATCGCAGAAAAAATACAATATCAGTCAAAACTAACGCTGCTGGTGTCGCTCCCATTTTACCAAGAGCAATCTCTCCTAGCCGCTCGTTCGCCCGATGCGTAATTGGAAATATTTTTTGCATATTTTCTTTTATTTTTTCAAGTGTGGACATGTCAACATTTGCTCTGTCAAAGATTTCTTTATTGCAGTAATAAATATTTTCTCCAAGATTCTCTTCAGAATACCATGCGACGGCTAATGGCTCATCAAGCATAAATCCTTTTGATATTATATTGTTGAAATCAATTATACTTAATTTGTCATATACCGAAATAACATTAGAAATCTCTTCAATACAGGCAGTAAAATATTTAAAATCATTCGTCATTATTTGAAAATACCTTAATGCGCAGAGCGAAAAAATTAAATCCATCTGCTTTGCTGTCAAAGAAGAAATATTTGCGAGCGCATCATCGGAACCAATTTGTAGGATTGATTGATTATCAGAATTTAGGCGTTTTTTTACTAGCCCAATAAGAATTTCATGCGTGTATTTATTGTCTGACCTTATGTATTGAGCGAGCGCATTTCTAATTGAATACTGCTTCCCTGGATCAGATAGAGTTTGAAAATTGAAGTTTACTTCTTGCAGTACATCCAGAAAAAACCTGTTAAATTCATTAATTCTTTTTTCAATTTCAATTAAAGCGCGAGCATTATATTTTTCACATTCTGATTGAATTAAAGATGTAGAAAATTCTTGGACCTCCTTTATACTTACCCCAGTATATACAGTTGGAGAATTATTGCCAAAAATTGAGTACACCGCAGCGCTATTGGCCGATTGTGTAATTTGTCCACTGTTATTTGTAGATTCAATGGAATTAGCTGATTTTTGTTTTTTACGAAATATTCCCCCGATGATGACCGCCAAAACAGCTCCACCGGCTCCACTAAAAAGTGGATTATTGACAATCCAATTCCATATATCTTCCAACCACGAAAATTCCATGCACTCCTCCTCTCATCTGTTATTAGAATACGTGAACTGAATTCCTATAACAAGTAGAGGTAAATACTGGCGGGACTATACCGCAGCTTGACGCCATTCCCATTTTTCAGCATGATTTCAAAAGGTGCTCAAAACACCTTTCTTCACCAGCGGTTCCACACCCGTCAGCTTGTGGTTTTTTTGCGTCTGCTAAAAAGGACGCAACTTCGGAGTTCTGTATCTCCGGGTGTGGGCGATATACAATACCGGGCAACCGGAAAGTAACCCGCCGTACTGGTGACGGTTTTGAGCACCCGGAGTTTTGCGTCTCGCAGGCTCCCATCAAAAAAACACTAGAGGTGCTTCATGTCTCAGTCAATCAGCCAAGCGCAGTGCGCGCCCCCGCAAAATCCCCCGGATAACGTCATCATGCATCTTTACCACACGGCAGCAGCTATGGAGCATCTGGCCGGCACTCTGCCCGAAGATATGGACGGGCTGGCCCACCTTATCGGCAAGTTGGGAAAGGATGTTGAGTTCTGCGCCATCCTTCTTGATGATGCGCCACCGGATGCAGAAGATTAGATGAAACGAGAACCCCGCTCTCACATGAGGGCGGGGTTCTGCGTAAGCGCGGTATGCGCAGCATGGACAGAAGGCAATAAAGTGACTATTGTGAAGGTGAGGATTTCATGACCGAAAAACAAAAACTTGAAGCAGTCGGCTTTCTCGCAGGTTGGCTTGATAAGCTTAGTGTAGGGTGTTTGGTAGTCGGGTTGTTCCAGCCAACTCACATGATTGGCGGCATCATTGGAAGCCTGACCTGCTTTGCAGTGGCCATAACCCTTAAAATAAGGAGCGTAAAATGAGCTTTACTACCGCAATTACAAGTATTGTCATTCTTGCGCTTGCTGCTGGCGCGTGGGGAATATGGCTGACGCGCAAGAAGCAGCATTAGGCCGCACTTATAACGACCTTTATGGCCCTCTGGAAACAGGGGGCTTTTTTCATGCCCCGCCCACCGGGGTTCCGGTGGTGCCGCTACCGGACTGAACCCCCTTGTGGGTGTGGCCGCGTAGTGAAACGGATCCGGCGGTAACGTCATTATCTGGAACGGCAACGCCGCCCTGGCGCACGGTGAAGTCGCCGTACAGGGTAGAACTGCCGGGGCCGCCCTCATAGCCTTCGGTGGTGAGGATGCCCTGAATTTTGATTACAGGCGCGCGCAGCAAAATTTCTTGCCCGCTTTCGATGACAAGCTTGCCTGTGGCCTTGATGGTTTCCGTTCCCTGCACGGTAACGGAATCGGCCCCCTGCACAAGCATGCTGCGGTTGCCAGCAATGTTGATCTGCCGATTGCCCTTGACGGTGCTTGTGTGGTCGCCGCCCACTGTTTCCACGGCATTTTTGCCAGTGGTGTGGGTTGATTCGCCCCCGGCCGTGAGGTTCATCACGCCCAGGGTGCCCAGGTCTGCCCTGGATCCTGCCAGCATGGTGAGCTGCGTTCCCACTTCCACCGTGCGGGTGCCGTCGACCTCAAGCCGTGAATGCTCGGAAACCTGCTTTGTTTCCGTGGCCAGCTTCGTGCTGCTGTCCATAGCTTCCACACGGCGGGACACGCTTTTATCCGTTATTGCCGCGTCCGTTTCCCTGCTCCAATTGCCCCCGGCGTCTGCCCGCTGGAATGTTGTGGGGCCCTGCTGCAGCAGCATTTCTTCCGGCCCCACCTGTGGCAGGGAATCACCCATGCCGTAGATCTGCCGGATTATGGGGTGATCCTGCCTGCCATAGGCGAAGCCCACCACAACCAGCGCCCCGGGCCTGGGCGGCGCGAACACGCCAGCCTCCCCACCTGCGCCCATAGGCACGGGCAGGGGCACGGCCGTGTATTTGGGAAAGGCCGGATCCGGCTCCATATCCGCCGTAAGAATTTCAATGTCGGCAGCCAGACGCGGACGAAAACGCTCAGAACTTGCCCCCTGGCCAGGCGCATCGGCAATGGTCAGCACGCGCCCGTACCTGTCCAGATGCAGACCGCCGGAAAGCTCAGGAAAAAGGCGTAAAATGGCATTTTTCAGGATTGCTTGCATTTGAACCTCATATGAATGCCCGCCAGAGTCACCGTTTCAACCCTGCCCCCGCCCGATGAGGCATTGACCACACAACCCGGGCGCAGGCCCGGCACGGCCGCAATAGTGCGGCTGCCGTCTGCCGAAATTTTCTTGAGCATCTCTTGCGGGATTTCCACCTCCCGCCCTTTCCAACGGGAATCTGCCCAGGAGCCCGCGAAGATTTTGCCGTTGCCCTGGGTAAGCCAGACGTAATCGTCAATATGAAAAACGTCTCCCAGGCTTTGCATGGCGTGGTACGCGCTGCCGAAGCCGTTGAATGCCGGAACCTTGGTATCCGCATAGGGCTTATCAGGCACGATGAAGGCAAGCCCGGTCTGCTCTGCGTATGCGGCAAGCACCTGGCGCATGGTAGGATGCCGCAGAGCTACGGGACTGGCCTTGTCCAGCCGGGCGGAAAGCTCACGGCAAAAAAGCTTTTGCTGCCTGGCATCCACAGGCGTGGACGTTGCCACCTCACCAGCGAAAAATTGCGTGAGAGAGCTTTGCATGTTCCAGCCCAGGGCGAAGTTTACTTGCCCCTCCAGCCTTTCTTCGGCCCACACCTGAAACGTGGCCACGCCCGGGCGGTCGAGATCCAGCCGCACTTCTTCAGCCACGACAGGATATTCCACACCGTTGACGGTAAGGCGTTTGAGCAGCTTCACTGTTCAGACTCCGGCCCGATGGCTTCATTCAATTGTTTCAGCACTCTTTCAAATGAGCTCAGGTTTTCCTCTTTTTCTTCCTCATCGCCGCCAACTGCCGCGCCCGCATTTTTTTGCGTGGCCACAGGCATGGCCCCCTGACGGGACTCGTCCATCTCGGGCACGGAGATGTGTTCGGTCAGGGTAAAGCTGATTTCCCACAAACGCAGGTTTTCTGCCTCGTCCACCTTGATGTTGCCTGTAAAACTCCCCTGCCGCATGCCCACGGCGTTTGCCGTGTCGTTGGTGATTGTATAGACCTTGCCGTCCTTGCCCTCGGTAGCCTCGGCCACGCGCATGAGCTGGCGCAGATCGTCTGCATGTTTGAAGCGCAAGGAGAGGCGCACTTCCAGCTTTTTGCCCTTGTTGCCTTTTTTGGCTGTGGCCGTAGATGAGCTTTCGCCCGAGGCATCTTCGCTTTTAAGCTGCTCGTTGACGCTCACGTTGAGTCCGAAGCCGGGCACGGTAAAATCATCCAGAATCAGAAAGGACATGCGGCATTCTCCCCAGGGCAGGTCAGACAGACGGCGTTGGTGAGTGTTCGGCGGCACAGGCCGAAGCTTTCACGATAAAAGGCCACCTGATCAGGCTTACCAAACCAGCACAGCAGGGACGTGCATTTGCTGGCCTCGTCAAAGGGTATGGGCAATTTGCCCAGATAGCGGAACAGGTACGGCCCCGGCGCATGAATGCTGAAGCCCACCCAGGCGTCATTGCCGCCTGTCATGCTGTCGGCCAGGGCTTGCAGGTCCGCCGCTTTTTCCTGCAGCTTTTGTGTCTGTTTTTGGGCAAAAGCCGCCAACATGTCGCCCGGGGAGGTGGCCCCCATGCCCGCGCCTTCTCCCGCGGCCAACATACCGCCCAGGGCTTTGGCCACGGCCTGGCCAGTGGCGTTTTTTTGCGGCGCCATCTGGCCCCAGGCAGGGAAACCCGGCCCTTTGGGAATGGTAAACTTGTCCGTTTCAAGGGTGGACAGGGCCTTTGCCCGACGGCAAACCTGCTCCAGTTGAGGGATGGGATAGACCTTGTTGAACCCTTCCAGTGCCTGGGCCATAGCTGCATGGCTGACTGTGGCCACCAGCATCACGACAAGCGCCAGCTCTGTATTGTCGCCATCACTCGTAACTTGCGCATCCTCAAACCTGCTGGCCAGCGTGGCCAAAGCCTGCGCAGGCGTAAGATAGGCGTATTCCCCCTTGCGGGTGCCGATGCCGTGCTGAAAAGGCGTAATGGCCATAAACGCCGCAGGTTCGGCCAGAGCTGTGCTGGCCTGCTCTCTGGCTTGCTTCATTTGCGCCTCGAGGTCGCCGGATCCAGACGGTGGCAGATCAAGTCCCTGCAAAGAGCTTGCGCCCTGCGCGAGACCATTTTGCAAACCTGCCAATGCAGGGCCGAGCCCTGCAGAAAGATCGGCAACTGAACCCGAAGGCGAAAAACTGACAGGCTGAAAGCTCATATTCCCTCCAGTGCCTTGAATTTTTCCACAAGGCTGCCCATGCGTTTGCGGCCTTCCTCGGGCATAAGCGCATCGATGTCGGCAACGATCTGCAAAGCTTCGGCGCTGTCAATAAAAGGATCGCAATTTCCCAGCCGGATCCAGCACCTGTTGCGATAACAGCGCGTGGCCAGGGCAAGCCCGCCAGTGCTGGCCGTAAGCCCCCGGCACACGCCGGGCAGGTAGGTGCGGGCACGCAGCAGGCCAGACAGTCCCTCGTCGTTCCAGGCCTGCCCAATGTGCGCGAAAATGTCGGCAATGGTTGTGCGCAACCCCAGGCTGAAGATGCCGCCGCTCTGGGTGAACAGGCAATCTTCCGCAACCAGCCGCCCGCCCCTGTGGGCCCAACCGCCGAAAGCGCGCACGTCAAAGGCGCGGCCCCAATTGTGGATCCAGCAGCGGCGCATGGTCAGCTCCACGCAGTCCTGCACTTCAGGGCAGCGCCGGCCTGCTCCCATGATGAAGCAATCTTCCATTTCCCAGTGGCCAAAGCGCATGTCGTTGCCAGGGTGGTCGCCGTTGCCAGCCAGCACGGCTTTGATGCCGCCGAGAATTACGCAACGCTGCATCCGCACTATGGCCCCGTTGACACCGCTGATCACTTCATCTTGTTTCGCGGTGGGGTAATCGCGAAAGTCGAACACGCGGTCACTGATGACTGTGACACGCCCTGGGCCGCGCGCGGTGGCACCGTCTTCCTTGGGCTTTTCTGGCCCGGTGCAGACGCCGCCCCGGATCTCGGTAGGCAGTGCGGTGGATAACATGAGGAACCTCTAGACGGCGTAACTGACGACTATAGCCTGCACAGCTTCTGCCGTATCGGCAGCGGCTACAGCGGCAAGCAATGCGGCCCGGCGGGCTGCCAAGGCATTGCGCACGTACTCCAGCCCCTCGGGGTCTGAAGCTGCCAATAGGCCAGCCTCTACCGCCACTGTTGACGGCGTGGGGTCAGACAAGGCTACGGCCCCGGCGAGAGCCGCCTCATGCCCGGCAATGATGGTCGCCACCTTTGCGGCTTTAACGTCCGCCAGTGGTTGCTCTGGCCGTGTTGTCAATGCGCCCGTCGGCAGCGGGCCGGGCGTGTGCATGTACCGGGCCGGGGTGTCGTGGGTGTCATCGGCCAGCCAGTATTCTGTCCCCTCCTGCTCGTCCTCGGCGGAAAATGCGGGGGCTTTGCGCTCCCGGTGATCCTCAACCAACACCCAAGTGCCTTTAACATGCTGCGGCCACTGCCGCCCCCAGGGACGGGGCGGCAAATCGTCGGGCGTGGAGTTGTACGGAGGATAGCCGTGATCTTCGGCAGAGGACGTATAATACTGTTCAGGCCGGGAATATCTGTGGGCGATTGCCATAAAAACTCCTTAAAAATTTTTGTCGCCTCTCGGCGTGGGAGGTGTTGATGGCGACCGGGGGCGCAACGCAGCAGGCGCTGTCGGTGCTATTGATATGTCAACTGCTGGCACGGGCTACGCCCCGACAGGGCCGTTTTACGGCCATAAACAGCGGACGGGCTGGCAGGGTGGGTCATACGTTTTCCGGGAAACTGATTTTTCACTCGCGCGCGTCCAGCCCACAGGCCCCGCGTTTGCTCCCAGGCGTTGGGGTGCTCTCGCGTGCTGCTGGCTCGGTATTCCGGCGTCATGAGGCAGGCTGGCCCAGGTATGCGCAGGCCAACGCTCCCCAACGCCGAGGGGCGAATGTGGGGCCGATGGGCTGGACGCGGGAGAGGTCAATAGAGAGGCTGGAAAATCGTGCATTATTGGACCCCTGACCCGTCAAAAACTCGCTAGGTCCGCCCGGATGATACAGCGCACCGGATCCAGACGCCCCCGTGCCCGTAACGACCAGAGCAGACCCGTTAGCATTCCGCCCCCGGTCCCCCTGCACGCCTCCCACGCCGAGAGACGCACCTGCCATAAATCTGGTCATCTCCGTCAAATCCGGCATCAGAAGAGTGTCGGCCGCTTTGTTCCAGAAAAATTTTGCCACGCCGCCGATGTTCGACCAGGAGACTTTGGAGCCGTCCGCGAGTGTAGCCCACGCCGCATTGTGGGCCACCTCATACTCCGCAAGCGAGGCAAACAGCCGTGCTGCCCCGTGGGGCGTGGAGAGGTAGGCCGCCATCTGCGGGTATGTGGCCGCAAAATCGGAAATGATATTGGCGTTGGCAGGCTTGAAGCCGGGACGCACAAGTGTGTCCTCCCACCAGACATACTGTCCTATGGGGTACGGAGCCATTCCCCCCAATATCTGCCAGCTACTGCCGGAATAAATCAGGGTATAAACCTGCCCTTGCGCCAACGCGCCCACCTCAACGGGTACCCCGCAGTACGTGATCGGTTTGGCCCCGCTGCCATTGATATTCAAAGTGGGGTTGGCAGCTATGTTGACGTTGGCAAACGCAACCTCAACGGCCACGCCCGGGACAAGCGCGAAGTGGTCAAGGCTTGCGGTTTTGGCCGCTGTAGCCGCTGCTGTTGCGCATATGGTGTACCGTCCGCTGACCTTGAGCAGATCCGCGTCCATATGGCAGGTCACATCATCAGGACGCATAGTGCCCGCCACTTCGGGCGTGGCCACGTCCGGTATGGGCAGAGCGCCAGAGGTTTTGCGCGGTCGCAGATCCGTAACTGTGCCGTCATCCTCTATGCGGGCAACCAGGGCGCGGTAGTGCATGAGGCATGTTTCGTCCGCTACGCTGTCAGCCAGGGGGGCTGTGGGCGGCGTAAGCATGGGCGCGGCTTCTGCAATACGGTCGCTGCCGGTATGGCGCAGGCACACGTCAAGCCAGACATTCTGCGGCAAGTTTGCAGCTTCAGGCGTGGCCAGGGGCAGAGCTTCCGCAAGCTCGGCGCGGATACCGCCCACATAGCCCAGCCCAGGGGTAAAGGCGTAGGCCTCTGACGTTTTTTGCAGCAGCCAGCCTTGCGCGTCGAAAAAGGCATGGCCATAAATGTCGAAGTTGGAAAGGCGCTCACGCTCGTCCATGCCATTGAGGCGCACGGTAAAATCAAGCTGCCACACGTCGGCGCTGATGGTCAGGCCAGTGAGCTCGCGGGCACCCGTGAACGTGAGCAGAAAGTTGCGGGTCAGGTTGTTGCCCGTCTTGCCGTTGGCCTCGTCGTAGCGGCGTTTTTCAAGTGCGGGGAACGTGGCCACAGCAACCAGCGTCTCGTGCTCGCTGCACCACAGGCCCTGCCAGTTGAAAGTAAAGTCGCCCATATCGCTGCCAAGCATGGCGCTGTAGACAACCTGGTTGGGGTTGACGTAGGCGCGGTACTGCGGGGGTATGGCGTAGCGCAGGGCGATTTGTGCTTCTGCCGGCACGGTGACGCCTGGCGCAATGGCCTGGGTGTGATCCTGCCCGGGCACGTTGGCCAGGATCATTGTGTCAATAACAAGGGCCTTGCCTTCGGCCTGAAGGCGGGCAATGAGGCTTTCGCCCGCTGCGGTCAGAATAGTGCTCATGCGTGGGCCTCCACGGTAGCGGTATGGTGGTCAAAAACAGAAAGGCGCGCGCCAGCATCAGCAATGGCGCGGGTGCTCATGGCGGCTTCCACCGTTTCCTGATGCCAGGAAAAGCGGCCCACATGGGCCAGGGCCGGGATAGGAATGCGGCTGTCGAAATAGTAACGGCGGCAGGTGCGGCCGTAGTCTTCAATAATGATTTCCAGCACGTTCTGCTGGTCGGGAAACTGCGAATCATCGGCAATAATGCCCACGCGGTCCCAGTCTTGCCCTGGCACACGCTCGGCAAGGGTCAGGCCGCCAAGCTCCAGGCGCTCAAAAATACGGCCCCAGCCTGCCGTCTGACCGGAATCTTTGGCATTGGCATAGGCGTATTTGACGCGCAGGCGATAGAGGCGTTCAGGTTCCCCGGGATAACGCCGCACGCAGCGCTCCCAAGCGAGTAGGTTCAGAGTGCGTTCGTCGCAAGTCATGGGGTCGCGGTTATCAAGGCTCCAGGCTGCGGTTTTACCAAGCAGGGAAAACCACGCATGGGCTGCCTTGCCGAGCTTGGTATTCTCGGCTCCGTTCATCCAGAAGGACAAGGAAAAAGGCGAGAGCGGCGAGCTCATGCAGCAGCCCCCATTGTAATGTCGAGGCGTTCAAGCACTGGCAAGGTCAAAAGCGATACAATATCCTCGCCCCGGTGAAATTCCACACTTTTCAGATCAGGCAGAGCCGCATGCAGCTCGTCGCCAAGGCGGGAAAATGAAAACCGGGACTGAGGCAGGGGCTTTGTCATATTGTAAGCCGTGTTCTGGCGAAAGGCGCAGCGGATACGGTTTTCCACCTCTTCAAGCAGTACTGCGCGCCGCTCGGCCCCGGCCTCATCCACGGCATGCACAGTGGCCACAAGCGCTTCAGGTTGCTCAATGATGGGTAAACACAGCAGATCATCGCCATGCCCGTGGTTGCCCCCGCCCATGATGTACCCATTAATGGCATCGCACAGAGTTTGCGGGGCTGGGCCACTCTCGACCATGACGTAGCAGTTGGCAGTGCCAGGGCCGCGCACGGCCTGGCGGGCTTCAAAGTACAAATAGTCAATACGCACGCCTGTAAAAGCCGCAATTAAAGCCTTGTAGGCCGCGTCATGATGTAACTGGCCAACGGCTGCAAACTGGTTGCGGCAGCGCAGGCGCAGGGCATCATCTTTCTCCGTATCTGCGCCCGGAGTATCCAGCCAGTCGGCGGGGTTACTCACATCCACAATGCCGTTAATTGGCTGTGAAAGAATGGAGTAATAGCCCGCGCCCAGGTTCCATGCCTCGCCGTGCTCTTCAGCTTCCACAAGCACTTCGAGAGCAAGCTCACCGTTGGATATAACGGCCGGAGCCAGGGTTTTTACCCTGTAAACCACGCCGTTGACGGGAGGCGTTTCAATGTATACGCCGCCCGGGATGTTCAGCTCACCTGTAGCCGTGGCCCTGGTGAATACAACGCGCCCCCGGGCGGGCGCCGAGCCTTTGCGAACGAGATTGAGCCCCCAGGCGTACACGTCCAGATACACGCCAGAAGCGAAGCGTAGGAAGGAATTGGGCAACACGTCTTCGACCAGCAGGTTGACAAGCCACTGTGCAGGGCGCGTAACAATGGACGTGATGAGACGCCAGAAGGGAGAAAAAGACGAATCGTTACGGATGAGCGATCCTTCGCCCTGGTTAAGCTTTTCCCACTCTGCCCGCATGTCAGATTCGGTCACAGGCATGCCAGAATCGCGTACCATGCCCGTGAACAGTTCTTTGGCGAAACTTTCCATTATGTCGTCTCCGTTGCGTTACCCGCAATGGCCAGAAATGATATGCGCCCAAAGGCCAGAGTTTCGGCTGTAAGCCAGAATTCCACGCGCTCCCGGCTGATCCACACTTCTTCAATGGCAGTTGTGCCGGGCTTGATGCGGCTGTCCTGGTCGACCATCAGTGTGAGTTTGACCAGGTTCGTCTTGCGCCTGCGCACATCGCGCTCGCCCACAAGCTCGACAAGCAAGCCGCTCTCACGGATCATGTGCAAAATGTCCTGGGCGATGCAGGGACGATCTGTGACAAGGACCGGATACCCTCCGCCGTCGAGGGATATGTCGTCGTCAACGATAAGCAGGTCGCGGTACATGGATTCTGCCATTACCCAAGCCCCATCGTCCAAAAATCATTCATATCGGTGGCGTTTTCGACGTGTATGTGCTGCTCGCCAATGGTTACGCTGCGGCCATTGTTGTTCATGGTTGACGAGCTGCCGCCAGACGGCATGACGCCCCCTTGCTGCACCTGCAGGGTTTTTGACTGCTTGAGGCTTTCTACTTCCAAATCTTCCGGGGTTGACGGCATATCGACAAGATTTGCGGCCTTCCAGTTCATAAGCTTTTCAGCCTTCTCACTCATGCCGGGCACGTGCGAGAGCAGCTTGCCGATAGCATTTATAAAGAACTCAAGAGGCGTGAGGACTGAGGCAATGGCGAACCGCAACAGCTTTGTCCATGAAAAATCCTTAAAAAGGTCGGTAAACAATCGCCACCGCTCGGCCAGCGTATCCATTAGCAGCACAAAGGGTGCGCCGATGGGCCCCAGGGATTCAAAGAAACCGCGTAACAGCCCCCACACTTTTCCAATACTCGCCGAAACTTCATCCCAATACATCACGCACATAATCAGCGCCCAGATAAGGAAGCCGATGGGGTTGGCCCGTATGGCCACCGTCAGCAATTTGAATACGGATGTGATGCCCTTGATTGCCCCAACAACAGGCATACTTGCGAGCTTGAACAGATTGAAGGCCATAGTGCCAACAGCCACAACCGCAGCCAGTGACAGCAGGGCAAGCACCACATAGCCAATCACGCGGGCCACGTTGGGATACTTGGTGATCCACTTGTTGATGGTGTCCAGGTGGTCACTGGCTTTATGCGTCCATCGCTCAAGGGTGGGCAGCAGCTTTTGCATGAAGTTAGTCTTCACATAGTCCAAGGACGCGCCGAACCGTTGGAATGCATCTGTTGTCTGTCGGGCCGATGCCCTGGCGCCGTCCATGTTTGTAACTGTGGAAACGTCCTTGATAACCCGGGTGAGCTCGCCTTGTTTGGACAGCAGGGTGTTGAGGAAGGCCCCCGCCTTTTCATCGCCCAGAGCCTTGCCAAGGCTGGCCTGCTGCGCAGTGGTGAGGGTGTCGCCATATTTGGCCCGCACACGTTCAAGAATATCAACCATTGAGAGCATGTGCCCCTGCTGGTCGGTGAACGACACGCCCAGGGCGCGCCCTGCCGTGCGTGCCTTGTCGACCAGCAGCTTGTACTGCTCCCCTGCTGCCGTGCCGCCCATGTCTCGCTGGGCAGCGGCAATGACCGCCATTTGTTCGCCCGCGGATATCCCCGCCCGGACAGCCCTGTTGCCCAGGGCGTCAAAGCCTGCAGAAATTTCTTCCCCTTTGGCCTTGAAAGCCTTGGTTACGAAAGCGGTTTGCCCGACCATCTGTTCAGCCCAGCGGGCCTGCCCCATATTGCCAGCCTGAGTCTCGAACAGACCATGCATCTTGGATACATACCCTGTCATACTGTCCACGCTGGAACGGCTGGCCATAGCAAGCACATTGCTGGCAGTGGTAAACGTTGCGAGCTCCTTGGCGGTAAGTCCGTCGACCTGCTCTTGAATGGCCGTTGACGATTTTATTACATCTGTAGCGCTTTTGCCGTATTGCATGGCAAAGCGCCCGGCCTCGGTTTGCAGAATCTTGAGCCCTTTGGAATCAACGCCCAGGGCTTCCACTTCGCCCAGGGCGTGATTGAGTTCAATCGCTGGCCCGGCAAGGGCTTTGATTGAGAGCGCCGTTCCCGCCAAGCCCATAGCGGCAGACCCCATGCCAATGAATGCGCCTTTAGCCCTGTCAGCCAGTGTTGAGATATTGGCCTGCAGCTTGGCTATCTTGCTTGAAGCGCCATCTTGCACGCCGATGGCGAAAAAGAGTTTTTCCAGCTTTGTGGCCATAGTTTTCAGGGGTTAAAGGCTTTAGCTATGCCGTTGGCTACGGCGATATTCATTTTTTCCCAATAATCGCGCTCTAGAAAAACGGCTTCGGCCATGCAATCCACGTCGATCTCGCGCCCGGGGAACCACTTGCGGCAAAGTACGAATATCTGTGACACGCCGGGGAGTTCCAGTTGCGCCGCAAGGCGCTCTACTCCCCCACAGTGACGGTGAGTTCCGGGGCGTATTCCTCAACCAGCATGGCTGCGATTTCGAAAACAGCGCCGGGCATGGCGGAAAATTCTTTGAGCGTGTCTTTGTCTTCGTCATGCACGGCGCGCATAAGCATATTTTGCGTAGGCGCGACCTTTTTGTTGGCCGTGAGCTCATTGATGTATTTGTTATAGATCTCGGGCGTCATGTCGAAACGCAGGATTTTGCCATTGACGTTCAGGGTGATGGTCTTTTTCATTTCTATTCTCCGCTCTCAGGGTTGATTTTGCGATGGATATAGCGCTCAAGAGCGCACACTGCGGCTTCATAAATTCTGCCAACCAATTCAAGCCCGCCCCACCCCACCAGAAAAAACAGGGTGTAGTGCCATTTTTCAGGCGTTTCAGACTGGATGAGCGGGCACACCATGTTTGCTGTAACAACACCGCCCACAACCTCCATGAGTGCCTGCCCTATGGAGCGCCCCTTGCGCGTTGAATGCATGAGCGCACCGCCAGCGCCATATAAACTGGCTGGCAGCAGGGCGAATTGCAGGATCCGCTCAAGATAGGTCAGGTCGACGGGATCCTGCATCACTTACTCCCAGGCGTTTGATGTTCATGCGCCCATTCCCGCAGGCGTTTCAGCTTCTTATTGCACTCTTCCAAATCCTGACGAAGTGACGCGGTCACTTCGAGGAGTTCACCGTTATTGCCGCTTTGGGGAATTACTGTTTCCGGGCACTCCTGCATCAGGACTTCGGGGGGCATCCTTTGGATAACTTCCGTCTTTACCAGTGGACTTGTGGAGCATCCGCCAACCATCAGCAGGCACAACACCAGTGGCCCAAATTTTGAATATCTCATCCTTCATGGCCTCCCTGATAGATTGGCGTGTTGTGGCCCGTAATTGCGCTATGGTTACCCGGTCCTCGTCCCATCCAGTTATGGCGCGCTCGCTAATAGACACGCTACGGTTCAAGGCTTCGACAGACTTGGCGTTCTCAGCGTTGACGGCATGCGCCACCGCGAGATCGTGCCTGGCATCGGTCAGGGCATCGTTGGTAAAGAAAAAGGCCACGAGGACGAGTACAAGCAGCACACCCAAGGCGGCGCAAAGATATTTCATGGCAGCACCTTTCATTCTGTTACCCTGTCCACTGGCGACGCGGGCCCATATCAAGATGCACAAAGCCGCGCCGGGGGTAGCGGCCAATACCGCGAAATCCAGCATCCACAGCCTTTTTTACAAACGAGTCCTGCTCATTGGCGGGGCAGGCGCAATCAAAAGCTATTTTGAGATGCTGCGAGCTCTCCACCCCGCCAACGGCCTTGTTATGCGCGCTGCAGCGATGGCCCGACGTAATCACAATAGGACGCCCGAGGGATTCCCGCAGTTCCTGCAGGGCATCCATGCTTTCAGAGTCCAGATACATTTCGCCACAATGGGAGCAGGAAACTTCTTTTGGCGCGAAATTTGGCCACGGCCACGGCCCGGAATATTCGTTGAAATGACGGAACAGCTTAGGCATAACGTGCATCCTTAACTGGGGGTAACAATGCCCTCGGTTTCCGACGCGCCCAGATAAGGCACGCCGTTGATGTGTACAAAGTCTGGGCTGGTGACGAGGAACTTCACCTTGGTGGTGTGCTTGGAAGCACCCTCGTTGGCGTTGATGGTGAGCAAGCTTTCAACCTTGAGCTTGCAGCCGAAGGCCTCGACCTTCATTTCCTCACCGCTGGCGGCCTTGGCGAAAAACAGCATGTCGAACTCGGGCAGCTCGCGCCACGAACCGGCCGAGGCTGCCGCTTCGGAAAGAATGGATACGCCCAGGGCGTCCAGATCCATGTCGCCTTCGGCTCCAACGTCACCGGCGACCCAGCCGTTGGGCACGCCCTTGTCCTTGGCGACCTCAATATTGTCTGTAATGCCCAGGGTGGCCTGGCTCACGCTGAGCGAGAGATCCCCGATGGTGATGTCAAAATCCTTGGCTCCGATTCTTTGACGCGACATATGGCGCTCCTAAGCGTAGTTGGTCAGATCCAACAAAAGGTTGCAGGTGATGGCCTTGGGGCAGTTGTAGGGACGGGCCGTGATCCAGACCTCCAACTCGTACTTGGAGAGCCACACAAGGGTAATGGCGTCTTTGGCGGGAGGGTGAATTTCACCGGGAAAGGGAACGCCGAGGATCTTGCGTTTTTTGGCCATTTCGCGCAGGGGCCGGGCAAAATAGGTTTGAGCCGCGGCGATGCTTTCCGGGGTTTCATTGAGGGTGCGGTCGCCTATGCGGGCCACCGCCAGAGGATACACCCGGCGCATGCACTTCTGCACGACGCGCAGGTTTTCAATGACCTGATAGTCGCCGCCGTTCACGTCCAGCACATTGCCATCGCCCCAGTAGATACCGTCATAGCCGGGATGCCATTGCGGTACGGAAAATCGGGCCTTATCCAGAGCATACAGCGTGGCCATGTCGAGATTGCGGCCATCCTTGTCCGTAGGCTTTACGCTCCATTCACCAAGCAAAGAGCCCGTTTTCACGCGGATAGGAGAATCTGCCACAGTGACGGACTTGTTGCACAGCCGCCCCATGTAGGTTCCGAGCTCATGCCCGTACATGGAGGCAGTAAGCGTGACCTGATCGGCCACAAGGCCGCTGGTGATCGGGGATATGGCCGAGCGGTAGTCTTCCCACGTTTCAGTTTCAAGCGGGGGGCGGGCGGCTGCGGCCATGAACACCGGGGCCATATATTTGGCCATGATGGTTTCAGCCTTGGCCTGCATGCGCTCCACTTCTACAGCCTGGGAAACAGGATCCGTAAGGCAGATGCCCTCGACCTGCATTTCTTCCACGGCCAGATCCACGGCATCCTGCCAGGTATCGCCATCACGCAGGGGAAGCACGGCGGCATTCCAGTTTTGCCCGGCGTTGAGCTGGGCGGCGGCAACCTGCTTTTTCAAATTTGACGATTCGAGCCCAAGCACAGCGTCAAGGTCGCTTTGCGCGTTGACGGAAATGAGCTTGCCTTCATTGGTGCCCGCGCCCTGGCCAGTGAACAGCAAAAAGTTTTCAACAGCGGTCAGCGGGCCTTGAATCAAATTCAGATTGTTGACTTGTACGGTTCCGAGCATGGGTATCCTCTCTATCCCTTGCGGGTGGTCTGCATAATTTTGGCGGCAAGCTGTTCGCTATATTCTTTGGCCTTGGCCGAAGTAACGCCCAAAAAGGGACGGGCAGGAACAGTATCGCGCCAATGCTGCTTGCCCTTGGCCTGCCCAGTACGCATGAGGCGCAAAATAAGCGCCGCCTGCCCTAGAGTGAGACTTTGCTGCAGAGCCTTGGCGCTCATTTTTTTGGCAGGTTTGCCCTTGCGCGCGCGCCTGTAGCCAGCCTGATTCAGAGCTTTAGCCTGTGCGCGGGTACAAGGAGCCTTGTAATTGGGGATACCCCGCTCTGCCCTAGCCCGCTGCGGCGTCCAGTCTTCGCCCTGGCCCCATTGGTGGCGGCCTGCAATGCCTGCTTCAAAATTGTTGCGCCAGCCCACAATGACGCCCCCGCCTTCAGACGCCTTGCTGATGACCGCGAGTTTTTTTGCCAGCCCGCGGAGCATTGCCGCTTTTTTCCGGCTGGCCTGACGAGGGGTAAAGGGCTGACCTTCAAAAGTTTTTTGACCACGGATATTCTGTTTTGCGGCAGAACGAACCATGCCGCCCAGGGCGTGTGCGTGCTTCTGCCGTGCCCGCACATCGTGTTTAAAGGCGTTGAGCTGGCGGTCGAGCAGACTGTTACGGGCATCTGATTTTATGGTCAGGCGAAAATCACTCATCTGCCATCACCCTTGCCCGGCATATGGCCCGCCCCGGTATTAACGGCGGCAAGCGCCGTAAGCGTGGTTGCTGGCGTGATGGTCACGGAAGCCAGGGACCAGCGGGTACCGTCAAAGGGTATGTTGCCCGCCGGATCCTCCACGGCTTCCAGCCTTTCCTCAAATTCAATGGTCATCTGCACATCGCAGTCCCCACCACGGATATTGAGTTCAATATCAAGAGCCGGATCAGCAAGGCCGTCACGGGCCGGATCGCGCTCAATAAGCCATGTGGTGATAAGGGCGGCAAAATCGTGCCCGGCTCCAGGGTAACGCTCTATCTGGATCACGCCGTCGTAGCGGAATGTGCCAAGCTCAACCTGCCGCAGAACGGGGGCATCTTCCCCCGGTTCCGGGCGCAAGGGGGCACGGTCACGGCCCAGGGGATACAGATCGCCCTGGTCAGCATAGGCAAACACCTGTTCTGGCGGCAGGCCTGTAACTTCAAGAATGTGCCCGACAAGGGCGGCCAGCTTGCGCATTAGATGGCCTCCACCGAAATAAAGGTACGTCCGGTGATTGCGGCCAGGGCATTGGCTGCCTGGGCGAAAAAGGCCTGCGCGCTTTCAGGCGCTTCCTTTGCATCGTTGCGGGCGGGTTCGCGGCGTTCAATGGTGGCGAACTGCGGCAACAGCAGGGCCTTGGCCCGGCAAAATACTGCCCGCTTGTAGAGTCGCAGCGCACCGCCAGAAATGCCGTGAACAGAAATTTGATCAAGGGCAGTGTGGCCAGATGCCTGCTGTTTTTCACGCCACGCGGCCAGTTCGCCAGCGGCCCAAAGCCGGGCAAGGTCAAGATGGTCTGCAATGAGCGCTTCGGCGTATTCGGCGGGCAAACGGTAAAGCTCCATAAACTCGGCAACAGCCAGATCAGGATAAAAACCATCCCCATCAAGCACTGTGGTGGCAGTTTTGCCGGTTGTAATGCCAAAACCCTTCAGGGAGCTCATGAAAACCTCAAAAGTAGGAAGGCGCGAGGCTTGCGCCTCTACGGCAGCGGCCGACCCGCTAGAGAAACGCCGCCCGCGCCTTCCGGTTGGGGGATGAGTATGTGTTAATCTTCAGAGGGCGCCGCCGGGCTGTCATCTCCGGTGGCACCGTCCTCGGGGGATGTATCCCCGCGTTCAATTTTCTTGCGGATCCTGTCCAGAGCGGTTTTGACCTTGGCACCGAGATCCAGCGCCCGTTGCAAATGGGCTTCGGCTTCTTCAAGCCTGCCCCCGCGCTCGGCTACCAGCCCCTGCAGACGGCAATAACGGGCAGTTAAATCATCGGGCAGGTTCCAGCAGTCCGGATCTTCTGCAATGCCAAGAGCGCAGTTGGTAAAGTACGGCTCCACAGAACGGTTGCCGTTAAACTCTCCCTCGGCCCAAGCCGCAACCTGCGAGGCCACGAAATAAGGCACAGCAGACTGAAAGCGCTCGGGCAGCTTGAGGCCGCACTGCATGGCCCACTCGGCAAACGCCATCGCTTCATCCATTTTGCCCGCGTCGAACAACCACACCAGCCAGTAGCCCAGGAGTTCATGCTTCTGCCCTTGCTGACGCAGCCGATCCACATAGGCGGCATACTTGGGCAACAGCACATCACGCTTGTGCGCGGCCTTGCGCTCGGTTGCGGCCATACCCTTGAGCACGGCAAGGTCTTCAGCCAGGGATGCCGTAAGGAACTCCTCAAGCTGGCGGCCCGCCAGAAGGCCCTTGCCCTGGGGAGATACCGGGGCCTTGCCCTTGGGCAACTGGGCAATAACGCGCCCCTCATTGCCAACACGATCCTGATGCGCCCGCATGATGCCGAATTTCATTATTTCCACACCGTTTGGCCGCCCTCTTCAAAGGGCAGTTTGACGTTGGCGAATTCCCAGGCCACGAGCTGCTCGGGCGTTTCAACCACATAGCCCTCGTTGCGGGAAAGGTAGTCTTCGTACTGGTCCTTCTTGGCGTTGTCTTCAATTTTGCGCCGCCAGGAGGTGTCCTGATGGTACAGAGAGAGGTTGGCCAAGGGCGTAATGACGAGGCCGCGCGCGGGGAAGAAAGACGGCGTTTCCCAGGGCAGGCCGCCGTATTTTTGCGAAAAGGAGTCCATAGCCGCTTTTTCGGTAGGCGTGCCCTGCACTGCTTCAAAAAGCATGGCGCGCTCGCGCACAATGAGGTCGCGCCCGATGAGGGCCACAAGATCCTTCTGCAGGTAATACGGGATGCCCTCGACCATGTCGTTGATGGCCACATCAAGGCAGGAGTAGTCACCGCCTTTACCGATGCGGATTTCGCCCGCGTGCTCGCCCTCAGTGAGGATATTGGCGGGCAGATTGTCGCGCATGTATTGCAGCCAGCCCTTGTTCACATCCTGCATGAGAGGGTTGGCCACAAGGTCAGTTGTGGCCACGGCGCGTTCGCCATACCAGCCGATAAGTTCACGGTCGGCGGCAATGCGTTCCTGCACATAGCGGGCATAATGGTCGGCCAAATCGGGAAACTTGGCCCAAACATCGATGGTGTTATAGCGGATGGCAACGTCAGAATCCGTCTTGTGGAGCTGGTAGTCGTATTTGCCGAGGCCCAGCACGTCCTTGGGTTTGCGTTCGCCGCTGCCGCTGGTGTCGGTACGGCTGGTGACGGGCTCCTTGGCGTAACCGAGCAGGTTTTCGCCCACCAGCTCGTCCACAGGCACAATGTTGATGCGGGGCAAAAATGTGGACTGCTCCACAATCTTGTCGTTAAGGCGCTGCGCCACACTGGGCTCAATGGCGAAATGCTCGCCCACACTGGGCACGCTGTAGCCCTGAGCCAGCGCCGACAGCACCTCACGGGCGAAGCGTTCGGAAGTTCTCTTTCTCATGATGTTCCTTAAGCGGTGTGGCGCTGACTGGCGCTACAGAAGGGGTTTACGCGCTGCACCAAGGGTTTTGGGAGCCGTGGTGCCCGGGCGGGCAACGGACGCAACCTGACGGAATTCATTGCGCAGAGCGCCGATCTGACGGGCAAGGGCCTTAACGGCAAAATCGCCGCCAGAAGCATCGCCAGAGCCACCGGCTGCAACGTCAACTTCAAGCGCGGCCAGACGGCCTTCAAATCCGCCGACCTGTTCAGCCAGGGCGGCAACAGTTTCTTCAACGGCGGTAACGCGGGCTTCCAGTTCTTCCATGTTCGGTTCCTTTTTGGGGTTTGGCGCAGCTTCCGGCGCGGCCCCTTCGGTTTTGTTGAAAAATTGAGGAAAAAATCGCTTGAACCAGCCCGGGGCATCGTCTTTGTCTTCGGGCTTTATTGGGGCAAAGGGCACATTGCTGAAACAATTGATGTCCTTTTGCGCGGTAAAGCGGGTGCTTGGCATGCCAAGAGAGGCCGGGCTGTCAGTCACGCCCAGGCCGGAAAGGTAGGTTTTGCCGGAATCGGCAAAGTTTTCGCTTACCTCAATGGAATAGAACAGGCCTTGCCCGGCGGCGTTGTAGTCAAGCATGGCGGCATTGGGAGCAAAACGGGCAAACAGCGAAAACACGCCCGCCTCATCCGGCCCGGCGCGCAGTTCCAGCACTTCGCCAAGGTTGCCGAACCAGCGGCAGTGTTCTGGCCAGAGCATGGCTGTGTAGGTGGCAGGATTGTAAGATTCTGCCATTTCGCGCAGCCATTCTTCATGAATGGTTCTGCCGTCAGCAGCGGGACCGACCTGGGCCACTTTGATGAAGTCAGTTGTGAGCTTTGCCATGAAGACAGATAGACACAAAGCAGGTGGATAGGTCAAAACATCTTGGTTGTAAAAAGGTAATCTACAATTAAAATATGGAGAATATGACTGTTTATAATGATAATCAGGTTTTATGCCTGAACCTGATACGGACAGAAAACAAGGTCAAAATGACCCAAAATCACAGCCGCCCCGCCGCCGTTACCCCGAGGAAGTGAAGAGTGCCGCCCGGAGCCTTTTTTTGCGCCACTGGAAGGTGGCAGAAGTAGCGGAAACCCTGGGCGTGCCTGAGCGCACCATTTATGACTGGTCGGTAAAAGGGGCATGGCTTGATCTTTTGAGCCATGAGGGACCAGACGAGGCCATAAACCGCCGCCTTGAAGTGCTGGTGGGGCGTGACAACAAAACGCAGGCCGAGCTGCGCGAGATTGACCTGCTCATATCAAGTCAGGAGCGCCGCCTGCGCATGCGTGAGCGTGAACAGGCCCAGGCGGCCACAGTTGGGCAAAGCGGAGAAGCAGCAGGAGGCCGGGAACGGGAGAACCCCTTTCACGGCGGCACAACCGCCAAAAAGAGCGGCAAAAAAAGCCGGAAAAAGAACGATGTTTCGCACCTGACCGCCGAGGATTTTAAGGAACGGCTGCACAAACGCTTTTTTGCCTACCAGCGGGAAATTAGCGCCACAAAAGAGCACCGGAACCGCATGTTTTTGAAGGCCCGCCAGTTGGGTTTTACATGGTTTTTCGCGCAGGAGGCCTTTGAAGACGCGGTGCTGAACGGGGATAACCAGATATTTCTTTCAGCAACCAGGGCGCAGAGCGAAATATTTTTGCACTACATACGCGACATTTGCGGCGAAGCCTTTGACATTGAGCTCAAGGGCAACCCGCTGGTGCTGCATACTGCAAAAGGGCCGGCCACCCTGTATTTTCTGGCAACATCGTCCAGATCGGCCCAGGGTTATCACGGGCATGTGTATGGCGACGAATTTTTCTGGATGCCAAAGTTCAAAGAATTTTGGAAAGTGGCCAGCGGCATGGCCGCGCATGCCAAATGGCGGCGCACCATGTTTTCAACGCCGTCAATCATCACGCATGAGGCCTATCCGCGCTGGAGCGGCAAGGAATACCTTTCGCGCTTCAAAAATCCCGCACCTTGGCCGGACAAAGCAGCACTGCGCCAGGGGCTGATATGCCCGGACAATACCTACCGCCGCATTGTCACCCTTGACGATGCCGAGGCCGGTGGCTGTAACCTGTTCAACCGGGCCGATCTGGAGCAGGAATACAGCCCCGAGGATATGCGCCAGCTTTTCGGCTGCGAATTTATTGACGACACCTTGGCCGTCTTTTTGTTGGGCCTGCTTGAAGGCTGCATGGAAGACCCGGACGGATGGGGCATTGATTTGCGCCAGGCCCGCCCGGTGGACAATGCCGGGGTATGGGGCGGGTACGACCCCTCGCGCACGCGGGATGACGCCAGCTTTGTTGTGCTGCTGCCGCCGCAAAAGGCAGGCGACAAGATACGCACGCTGGAGCGCCACACCTGGAAGGGCAAAAGCTATTTGTGGCAGGTTGGCCGCATACGCGAGCTGCACGATAAATACCGCTTTCAGCACATGGGCATTGACGTAACCGGCCCGGGGCAGGCCGTGCTTGAAAATGTGCGCCTGTTCTGCCCTGTTGCCATGCCCATAACCTACAGCCTTGCAACCAAGGCCGCCCTAGTGCTGAAGGCGCTTGAAGTGATGGAGCAAAAGCGCCTTGCATGGGATGCCGCGCAAACAGACATTGCCCACGCCTTCATGACCATACGGCAGGTGGCCACGCCCAGCGGGCAAATAACCTATGCCGCCCACAGAACAGACACCACAGGCCATGCGGACGTGGCCTGGGCCATCATGCACGCCCTGGCCGCCGAGCCGCTGGCGCGGCAGTCGCGGGCCGGGGGCAAAACAAGCTCGCTGGCATTCAGCTCATAAAGGAAGCTACATGAAAAAACACAAAAAGCGGCCCGGCGGGCAGCATGCGGCGGATACTACGGGCGGCAAAAGCCGGGCCATAGCTTTCAGTTTTGGCGAACCGGAAAGCGTAATGACAGGCGAGCTTTCGCAGTACCTTGGCGTGTATTTGCAGGACAACGGGCAGTATTATCAAACGCCCGTGCCCCTGACCGGGCTTGCCCGGCTGCTGCGGGCCAACGCCTACCACTGGCCCATGCTGGAATTTAAGGTAAACAAGCTGTTGCGGGGCTTTATGGGCAGCGCGGCGCTTGACCGCATAACCATGCGCAAGGCAGCCACAGACTATATGGTGTTTGCCAACGCCTATTTGCAACGGCTGTACAACATGTTTGGGCAGGTGGTGGGCTATACCCATCTGGCGGCCATAAACATGCGCCGTGCCAAGGCTGACGACCAGTACATCATGCTTGGCGTGGACGGCAGCATGACCACCTTTGAACCGGGCGAAGTGCTGCACGTTAAAAACTATGACGTGTCGCAAGAAATTTACGGTCTGCCCTCGTACCTGGGGGCCATACAGAGCATGCTGCTGCAAGAAGACGCCACTCTATTTCGCCGCCGTTATTACCGCAACGGCGCGCACATGGGCTATGTGTTCTATAGCAGCTCGGCCTATCTGGACCTTGACGATGAAAGCGCCTTGCGCATGGCCATGAAGGAAAGCAAGGGCGTGGGGAACTTTCGCAACCTGTTCTTGCACATACCCAACGGCAAGGAAAAAGACATTCAGATACTGCCTGTGGGCGATTTTTCTACCAAGGACGAGTTGGAAAAAATCAAGAACATATCACGGGACGACATTATCGCGGCCCACCGCATACCGCCCGCCCTGGCCAACATTATACCCTCGGTAGCCGGGGGCCTGGGCGACATTACAGCGGCGGACGCCGTGTATGTTCAAAACGAGATTGAGCCTTTGCAGGAAGACCTGGGCGTGGTGAACGACGACTTGCCGGAACATTTGCGGGTACACTTTGCGCCCGCAACCGCGCCCATGCCTTGACGCAATGGCCTATAACGGCAAAAATGGCCGCATCAGTGGGGAACCTATGCGTATTTATTGCAGCCGTTGCGGGCAGAAAGCCATTATACGAACCAGCAAACAGCTTGGCGGCACGCGCAAGCTGTATTGCCTGTGCGGCGACCCGCAGTGCGGCCACAGCTTTGTGATGGATCTGAGCTTTTCCCACACAATATCGCCCAGCGCCCTGGACCTGCCAGAGAAAGTGCGCAACGGGCTGCAACAGCAAAGCCCCGGTCAGATACTGAGCCTGTTTGCCGTGCTGGGGTAAGGGGAAGATATGGGCGTTATTTCTGAGGGCAAGGCAGCGCTGGAACTTACCAGAGAGCTTGTTTCGTACCTGAAAAAAGCCGGAGAGCATGACCCCAAGCTGATGGGCATGTTTGAAGATTTGCGCGAAAAGGTTCTATCACTCTATGAAAGCGATATTGAACTGCGGCAGCAGGTGCGGGAGCTGGAAGAAAAGGTGAAGTTGCGGGAGAATACTTTTTTTAATCGAAAGAACGGCGCATATTACATTGGTACGCCGGAGGATACCAAAGACGGCCCTTTTTGTGCAAAGTGCTTTCATGAAAAGGAAGAACTTGTCCCGATGTTTGAAGACTCCTATGATGGAGAATACATGGGAAGGTGCCCCGTTTGTAAATCTGTCATCGGTTGATAGCTAATAGCAGCCCCGGTTCGGATGAACCGGGGCTGCTTCGTTTAGGCTTCCGCCTCGTCAAGGTCTGCGGCGCAACGGTCAAGCTCTGCGCTGATCATGCGCAGTAACAGGGCCAGCCCGGCCTGCTCTTCCGGCAGGGTTGCGCAAAGGTGGTCGAGGGATGCCCCAAGGTTGTACAGGCGCAAAACAGTGGATGTTTCGCAGGGCTGTGGGTGCGGTGCGGGCATGGCTGTATCCTCCCTTGTATCGGCGAGGGCGGCGAGCATGGCGCCAGTTTCCGCAGCCAGCCAGACAAGCTGCGCCTGCTGGTTTTCGAGCGCCCGGCGCGCGCCTGTCCTGTCTTCCAGCGCTTGTGGGGGCGGCGTTATGGCTTTGCCAACGGCCTGAATAACCGTGGCCGATTCATCAGCAAGGTCGGCAAAATCGCCGCGCTGGCGCTCAAGGGCTGCCAGTACTTCTGTGGGAGTGTCAAAGTGTATGGTCTGGATGTGTGCGCAGTTCATGCCGCCACCTCCTTGCGCAAGGCCGCGCGCGGGGCCGCCAACTGTGCCACCTGGGCCAGATCGGCCGCAAGCTCTGCCTGCCGCTGGGCAAGGCACTCAAGGGCAAGGCGGCGCATATGACCAGAGCCGCGCTTAACATGTTCTGCAAGCACGGCCAGCTCAAGCTGCTGTTCCTGAACAAGGGAAAGACGATGGGAAAGGAAGGATGGAAAAGACATACGGGCCTCCAGCGATTTTGTTATGGGAGCTTGCAAGACGCAAAAACTCCGGGTGCTAACAACCGTCGCTGGACGGCGGGCATATTCCGCTTGCGCGTATTCTATTAGCCCACACCCGGAGCATAACTCCGAAGATAGCACCTAATGGCCGTGCGTAGGACACACGACGGGCGCAAAAAAAGCCACTTGTAACGGAATGGCCAGCCGCCAGCGATGGTGTTGTTAGGCACCGTGGGGAGAGATTAGGGGAATTGGGGGGCGGGAGTCAAGGGTCAACAAACATCTTTAAAATAAGACATTGACAACACCAAATTAAACACCGTATTAACATCTCAACAAGGAGGTCACTAATGCTTGTTTATGAACTGGAAGATGCCATATATGAAACAGAAGGAATCCAAATAATCATCCGGGCCAACCGCAACGAAGAAACCGAGTTAGACTATGATTACCAGCGAGCTTGCTCGGGAAACACTACACTTTCGGAGCTAAGGCGTGGCCGCCTCAGTGACCTTGGAGAGCGTTATGAATATGAAGTTATCGATGGAGATAACGACACGCCTAATGGGCGGACTAAGCTCTCTACAATCCGAGATTCATATTAAATTTCCGCTTGCGGAAAATGCGAAACCGCCGACAACACTCAAGCTGCCAGCGGTTCCTTGAAAAAATAAAACCTCGGAAATTTTATTTTATCGAACAGATAACGTTCGGTCAAGGTGGCAGCCCTGGAGGTTCTTATGAAAAAGAACCACTCCCAGCCAAAAGCGTCAGAGGAAAAGCCAAACAACGAAAAACCTATCAACTTTATTACAGAATTCCGCCACTGGCGCAGCGGTGAAGTTCTCCGGGCTGAAGACTATGGGATAAAGGCATTCCCTATTCCCATAAAAAAAGGTTAGCCTACACAAGGGCAGCCTCCTAAATTTTAGGAGGCTGCCCGAGCTACGCGCAGCAGATTTTTTTTAACCGGATGCTCCGGCATTTCGTCCCATATCTTCCCTTCCAGCACGCGCCCTGTCTTTTTACGGTTGACGCCGCCCCACTGTTTGAAAAAGAAGGGAATGTCACGCGCTACGCATTGGTCACGTAGAGAAGACGCCCAGGCTTTTTCCATAGGCCTGGCTTTGGGGCCAGATTCACCGCCAGCAATCAGCCAGGTGATACAGTCGAGATTAAGGTTATCCAGCGGCCCCAATAAGGGTTCGCAGGAAAGAAAACGGACGACGGCGGGCACATTACGCAAGTGGTCTATCCTGAAAGTGCAGTCGGCATTCTCCACACTGACGCCCATCCAGATGTTGTGCGCCCAACGCAATTGAGGGGCAAGCTCGCGCAACCGCTCAGAACGTTTGGTCAACACCTGAAAGGTGTGGTGCGGGCAAAGGCGCATGACCTCAAAGACCTGCTTGATATAGTCCAGTGGCACATCTTCATGAAACAGGTCGCTCATGGAATTGACAAAGATCGTCTTGGATGTGCTCCACCGCTGCGGCACATCCAGCATTTGCGGCTGCAAGGTCACCTTGAAGCCATCCGCATAGTTGGGATTGCCCATAGCCTTTAGGCGCATGGCCATGCGCTCTGCATAACAATTTTTGCAGCCCGCGCTGATTTTATCGCAGCCGGTAACGGGGTTCCAACTTGCTTCCGTCCATTCAATCTTTGACAATGCCATAAACTTTCTCATCCATATGTTACATTTACATTGGGCCGTTTTTTATCGCGGGCAAAAATTTCTTCCATCTTCTTTTTCGCCAGCTCCGCGTGGCTGGCGAGAATCAAGGCATACATGGGACCGCCGGAACTATTCTTCATGATGACAGCGCGACTCACATACTTGAAACACGTCTGCAATCGCTCTTGATAGTATTTAACAAGGCGTTCAGCAATTTCGCGACTGCGGCGCTCGTATTGAGGCTCTGCCAGCTCGAGCAGACTCAGCTGCTTGTTTTCTGCGTAAGCGACTTCAAACCAGTCTTCCGTGCCCATGAGGGCGTTTATCTTTTGCCTGTCACAATCGCTAGGGGGCTTGCCGCCAAGCTTCCGATAAACGCCCATGACGGAAAAATTGATAAGAACATCAAATATACGGCTGTTAGCGACAGCTTCTACCGTGCTCCAATTGAGGTTTATGCCATAGGGATCAAGAAACATGAAGCCACGTTGCGGACAAAAACCACTTTGAGGGAATTGCGGCAATATCTTTTCCGTCAATATTTGATTGCAATCGCCGCAATGAGTAAAGATATTATTGGCTTTTTCAGGATATTCATCGCGCAATGGATCAATGGTATCTTCTATGCGTCGCCGATCCATGTCAATGAAGGAATAGGTATCAAACCCCGGCTCAAGGTTGAGAGCAATTCGTGGCGAACCTTCAACGAGCTCATAGGATTCCTTATCAACATGATAAGTTGCTCCAGCAAATGCGTCAACATAGTGCCGTGACTTACACCAGCTTTTAATCTTCTCTGATGTCATTATTTGAGTGTATGCAATCAGATAGTTGCGCAAAAGATCGAGCTTTTTTATGGACCAGGGGCCAACCTCATCAATTTTTGCCATTGTGCGTATCCCTCACTCACCTGATGTGGGCTTTTCGCGCTTGAAAATCAGCATATTGTAATGTCTGGTGGTGGCCTTGCCGCCGCTGAAGCAACCGGGGGCTTCCTCGGTGGTGATGGTTTCCATGCTGTGGAATTCCCATCCGTCCCCGGCTTCACGGTTGATCATGTTACCAAAGTTGTAGATGGCCTGCTCGGCTTCTTTTTCTGTCTTGATGCTCAGAACCATCGGCGCGGGAACGGTTTTGTACTCATAGTCCATGACGATTTCCTTTTCCGGTTGCGATTACGGATAGTCCACGCCCCCATAAGGCGGACGACAGCGCGCAATGCGCCTTACCCCAAGCCAGAGGCCCCGCAGCGTACCGTACTTCTGCACGGCAAGGGCCATATATTCCGAGCAGGTTGGCTCGAAACGGCACCGGGCATGCAAGGAGCTTGGCCGCCGCTGGTACCAGCGGATACATGCGAGAACGAGTTTCTTCATCATAGTTAGGACTTAATGTCCTACCCTATACATGCCAGCACCTTGACGCCAGAACTTTAGTAAAACACTTGGTCTTGCCCAATTTGTGGATACTTCAATAAAAAAAGCCGGATAATCCGGCTTTTCAGTATTTTTTGCTGCAAAAATAATTTTATCGTGCGCTGTGCGAATCGCGTGCAAGACAGTTGGCTATCCACACCTTGACCAGCGCCTGGCGGCTTACGCCCAGGTGGCGGGCCTCGGTATCAAGGGCGTCCACCATCCACACGGGAAAATCCACGTTAACCCGCTGCGTCTGCTTGTTGGGCCTGCGGGCCGCTGTCCAGTCCACATGGCCGGAAATGTCTTCGCCAGCGTCAAAGCGGCGGTCAAATTCCTCGGCTGAAATCTGCTTTTCATGACTCATAGTATTCCACCTCTTCCTTGCGGGAGCGCCGTACTGAGATAATGCGCACTGCCCCGCCCCTGTATGTGATAACCCCGGTCCACATTTTACCGCTGATCGCGCCGATAACAAGGTAGCGCTCTTCACCTGTGCGCAGTACTGGCACCTCAAGAAGGTTTTCGTCTTCCCACAGGGCCTTGGCCTCCTCAAAGGTGAGGCCGTGTTTGATCTTGTTGGCCGCGCTCTTGGCCGGGTCGTATTCAAACTTCATGCTGATACGGTATAAAAAATATACTATTTGTCAATGGCGGCAGAGGTAGCAATAGGCAGGGGGTCAGATGTAAAGCAGGCCAGGGGTTCGCAACAGCGTAATATCTGTTATGTGTTGTAATTTCAGTATAATACACCGTAACATCACCTGAGACATATTGTAATATAATAAATAAAAACAGTATGTTATAAAACATAAAATGTTACCGGAAAAGATAACATTATTATGGTGAGAAACCGTAACCATGTTGCATTAATATTACTATATAACTATATGAAATAATGTAATATTACATATGTTACGCCTTTCCGATGCCCCCAAGGAAAATATGAGTACGATTTTTTCAAGAGACAGCTTTTATGGTCATTAAATAATTTTTTCAGCATGTTGTCCTGTTTTGGCGTTATGTCTGCCTGGGGATAAAAAAGCCCCGCGCCGGAGAGTTAATCGGCACGGGGCGGTGAGAGGGCTGTGTGAGGCAGCCCCTTTTATGGAAAGGCTAGATTGTCAGGCGGGCTTGATCCAGAGGAGAACAAGTTTCAGCAGCAGCAAAGATGCAGCATATATTCAGCATGAGGCGCGTACCTTCGCTTTTGTCATTGTGCTTTCCAGCCTGGGCCAGCAGGCGACGGAAGGCATCGCGCTTATACGGTTCGGGCAAGCGCACAATCTGCTTTACCTCGTCCATATTCAGCCGCAGATCGTAGCCGCCAGTTTTGCGTATGGATGGCAGTACTTCTCCATAGATCCATTTTTGAAATGGCAACGCTTTGGGTTTGTCACTTCTGCCGAGAAACCAGTAGAGGCCAGGCTCAGCCAAGCAATGCACCTCCTGCCGTCCTCCAAGGGTCTTAATCGGTTTAAGACCCTTCCACTCTTCTGGAATGGATTGCACCAAATTTATGATCTGCGTTATGGACGACTCTTGATACTCCAGAGCCTCGGCCACATCTTTGGCAACAAACCAAAGGACGCCAGTTTCGTCCTGCGCTACGCGCACATCAGAATTGCCGAATACAAAAGAATTGCGTACAGTTTCCATAAGTCATTTCCCTTCATAAGGTTAAATGGTTATTTGAGCAGCCTCGCCCAACGGGGCTGCTCTTCTTTTGTTCACCACCCCCGCCAACGCGTGAGCTGATCCACCAGGGCTTCCACAGTTGGGAACCATCTGGTCACACAGCCCTTGATCATGACGCCGGGGCGCTGATCCGGCCCGGCCACTCCCCACACGGGCACCCCTGCGGCCCAGGCTATACCCAGTTCTGCCGAGGCATCGCAGCCAGAGGGGCCGATGTAGACCACCATATCGGCGCTGCCCAGGGCACGGCTGCAATAAGCAAAGGCCGCACCGTGAGGATCTTCATTTTTGCGGGTGTCGAAGTCCGGCCCGGGCTTGGGCAAAAAGCGCGTCCAGTCTTGCAGCTCAAAGCGTGAAAGCACGAGTGCCTCCTGAATCTGGCGATAGGCCGCAAGATTGCGCGTGGACGTGCAGATGTAGAGTTTTCGGGTGTGTGAGCCTACGAACATGAGCATGATTCCTCCCCCTAAAAATCGTCGGTAGTTGTGGCGTATCCGCCAGCACGGCTGAAAACCCAGCAACGCATGGTCTTGCCCGTGATGCGGCTATTGATGGGCATGTTGCCCATGTACTTGTGGCGACGGCACAGGGGCAGCAGCTTTTTAAGCTGGCCCACGTCTGGTACTGGCTGCCCCCAGGTGCGGCATTCTTCCATAAGCTGATTGAGGTTGATGGCGATGCGGCCATCGTTGTTGCGGGCATGGTTGAGCGGTTCGGGATCGGCCTTGTCAAGGCGCAGGCTGGCCGTGATCTTGATGGTGATGTATTCGTAAATGTCCCAAAACTGCTCGACCAGCGGGTGGTCATTGGCCAGGCGCTTTTCACGCGCCAGGGCGCGGCCAAGCAGGCGACAGGTTCCGCACTGAAGACCTGGATGCCTTTATGGTTGACTGCAATTACTTTTTACACTCTGCCCGACGATCTCAAATTCGGGAAAAATCTTCATTCACTCCCGTGAGCATATGAGTATTGGCTGCAAAAAAAACGGAACATGGTACGTACAATACCGCATCCCTGGGGAGAAATACCCACTCCGCGAATACACGGGAATTGGCGAGGAAGGCAAAACCGCAGCCCGTGAACTAGACAGGCAGGTCAAAGAGCAGAAAGCAAAGGGGGCTGTTACTAAGCGGGTACAACGGACTGGCCGGATACACCTGGATCAGTTGGCCCAAGCATATCTCACTGAGAGGAAATTGAGCGGAAAATCAGCACAATGGCTTGAAGAGATGGAAACTCTTTTCAACAAAAAAATCTTGCCGAGGTTATGCTTTTGCCCTGTTGATGATCTCAAATACCCAGACGTTATTGCTATGGCCGCCGAAGCTTGGCCCACAGTCTCCCTGGCAACTCGGCAGCGATACCTTGGCTATCTCAAGGCGGCTTTCAACTTTGGGCGCAAGCATGAACTCACCGCCACTAATCCACTCGACAAGTGGGAGCGGCAGAAAGAGCCACGTCTCGAATTCAACTTTTCTGTCCCTGACCTCCTAAAGCTATATGACTGCGCAGCACCACACCTCGCGTGGGCAATAAAAGTAGAGTGGCACATCGGCACTCGCCCAGGCCGTTCAGAACTCTTTGCCCTCCGATGGCGACATATCGACTTTGAATCTAGGATCATCAAAATATATGGGACAAAAACCGACGGTTCCTTTCGTGCCGTCCCCATGCTCCCACACTTCGAGGCTGCACTTAAAGAAAAGCGGAAACAAGCCCTGGGGGAGTTTGTTGTTGACTACAAAGGGCGGCAGGTAAAAAAGTTACAGACAGCGTTTGAAGGAGCGCAAAGACGTGCAAATCTTGGATACCACGTTCGCCTGTATGACATTCGCCACCTATTTGCCACCACCATGCTTAATGGCGGTGCGGATCATGCTGCCGTTGCTAAACTTTTGGGGCATAGCGCCGTCTCGACGACACACAAATGGTACTACCACGTCTTACCTGGCGAGACTCGTCGCGCTTTGGCCGTAAAGCCTGACCCCTTCTAG